CGGCCTCGGCCTGCCTTGCCTCCTGCGCCTGGTTGACCTGGAGATTGCCGGCGGCGATGCCTTCCATGGTCCGCTGGTGCGCTGCCGCCTGGGCGGCGCGCTGGGAGGCCTCGCCTAGCTGCGCAAATTGCTGCACGCCCTGGAGATTGCCGTGGCGGGCCATCAGGGCGGCCATGGCGCCGTAGTCGATCTCGCCGCCTGGCCCGCGTGGCAGGCCGAGGCCCAGTTCGCGGCGCAATGCATCCTCACGCGCCCTGGCCTGGCCCTGGGCGTAGGTCTGCGGCAAGTCGCCGATGATGCCGAAGTCGATCTGCGGGACGTTGACGCCGAAGATTGCCATGGGTCAGCGCCCCCCGGTGAAGCTGCCGGGGCCGAGAAAATTCCCGGTGGCGGTATTCCACAAGCTGGTGCCGGCGGCACCGGCGGCGCGGGCGAGAGGGCCGCTTGCTGCCATCTTCCCGAGGTTGAGGCCCAGGTTCCAGATGTTGCCGCCGGCGACCATCGGTGCCATCGCGCCTTGCGCCTCCGCGGAGCCGATGCCGGTGAGTGCGGCGAGCTGCTGCTGGCCCTGGCCCTGGTAGCTGCCGGAGAGGCCGCTGCCGAGGCCGGTGAAGATGTTGCCGATGCCTTGGGCGATGTTGAGCCCCTGGCCGAGCCACGGCGCCAGGCGCGAGACGTAGTCGCCGTAGCGGCCGAACAGCTCGTTGCCGACCATCTTGCTCACGTCGGCGCCGATGTTGCCGGCGGCGACGCCGCGGGCGGAGAGCGCACGGGTGGCGGCATCGACGCCCATGTTGATGTCGGGCTGCACCATGGCGCTGAAATTGGCCCTTGCCCGCGCCAGGCCCTCGGGGCCGTTGGCGCCGGTGGCGTCGGCGTAGGCATCGTAGCCGCCGGCGCCTTGGCCTTGCAGCTGCAGGTATGGCTGCAGCGCCTGGGTGTAGTAGTTGGTCAGCTCGCCGCGACCGGCGGCGTAGGAGCTTTCCAGCTCCCGCTTGCCTTGGGCGATACGGGCCGCCTGGGCGGCGGCGGCGTCCTCGATCGGCGCCCCGGTGAATGGGGCAGTGATGCTGTCCCAGAACGACGCCATGGAATTATCCTTTGGTTTAGTGGTTTAGTTCGGCACGTCGGCGGTCGTGCGCGAGCGCTCGATCCAGTTGCTGCCGTCGTAATGGAACGAGATGCTGCGTGAGCTGCCGTTCGCTGGCGACGTCCATGCCGCCATCTTGAACACTGCATTCCAGGTCACGGCGCCGAGCGCTCCACCGGAAGTGTTGCGGATGGTGTAGGTGATCACCTGGCCTGGGACCGGATTGGTCGGTGCCGCGATGGTGAAGGCGGTATTGTTCGTGGCGGTGACGGCAAAACTGTCGCCGGTGCGTGCATCGGTGTTGACTGTGGTGCCGTAGGTGAGCGTGGCCAGTTGCGGCCGCGCCAGCTCGCGCAAGTAATCGTACCAGTCCGCCGCCATGAGGCCTGGCACGCGCTCGATCACGGTGATGGCGACGTCGGGCGTCGGGATCGGCCGCCGCGCCATGTTGCTATGGCCGCCGCAGCTCCGGCGACATGTCGCCGGCGAGAAACGAGACGTAGACGGGATCGTCGACATCGAGGCGCCAGCGGCGGCCGTGGGTGCGGCTCATGCCGGTGCGTAGCACGATGAGCTTGGTGTCGGCGCGCGCCTGGCGGCCGATCTTACGGAACAGCGGCACCGACCAGGTGGTGCCGCCATCGTCGCTCCAGGAGATTTGCACGGTGGGATCGGTTTGGATGGGATCGGTGCCGGTGACGACGCCGACGCCGGTTTCCATCTCGAAGTCGGCGCGAGCGACGCGCACCCGCTGCGGGAATTGCGCCACTGGGCCGGTCTCCAGGCGGGCCCGCATCGGGTCGCCGTCCTCGCTGAAGTTGGTGGGATCGATCGCGTAGACGTTACCGCTGTCGCGGTCGCCGATCAGCCAGCGCTCGAAGGCGCTGACGGTCTGCAGGCCGCGCCAGCGGTCGACGAGGTAGCTTTCGCGCTCGTGCCATTGGCGGGTGTTGAGGTTGTATTCCCAGGTGAAGCTTTGGCCGGTGATCGTCCACATCGGGTGGCCGTCGACGACGTGGACGGATGCGAGCAGGTTGTTCTGGTCGCCGTCGCGGGCAATGAGGCGATCGAGGTCTGGGGTGGAGACCCGGTTGGCATTGTAGCCATCGAGCATGCGGACGCTGTAATCATCAGCCACCCACATGAGGCCGGAGCCAAAACCGTCTTCCCATCCGGCGACGGCATCGGGGCCGAGGAGGCCGAAGGGGATGGTGGCGGCGCGCTGGAACGGGAACGGGGTGGCGCCGACGTCGATCCAGACTTCGGTGCTCTGGTCGCCGTAGACGAGGAGACGGCCGGCGTAGGGGATGGGGCGGATCGGGGTATCGGACTTGACCTCGGCGGTGCCGAACGAGAGCGCATTGACCGAGGTGGTGTTGAGGTCGGATGCATACATGCGGCCATCGCCGATGGTGAAGACGAAGTAGCCGTCGAGCATGCAGACCGCATTCGGCTGCGGCAGGTCGGGGTCGGGATAGGCGTTGATGGTGTTGGGGTCGACGATGGTGAAGGCGCCGTTCTCGGTGACCACGACCATGTCGGGGGTGGCGGCATTGTTGCGGGCGAAGTAGACCGGCGTCGTGCCGGGGAGGGCGGCGAGCGAGGTCATGGCGCCGCCGGCGGAGGTGCCGCGCATCAGCTGGCCGTCGAAGGCGACGTAGAGGGTCGGGTCGACGAGCATCATGCCGCGGAAGCCGGTTTCGCTCGACGTGAGGAACGAGGTGAGGCCTGGGGTGCGGATGCGCTTGAAGCGCTTGTCGGCGAGCGGCTCGCAGAACAGGTTGACCAGGCGGCCGCCGCTTTCGGCGTGGTTGTGGTGGCCGGGGGAGGAGGCCAGCGGCAGCGGGATTGCGACCATTGATCACCCTATCGAAATGTTCTACGGTTCGCGGTTGGTTTCACGAGGAACACGAGCATGGCCCCCTGGTGGGACTGGACGGCGTATTATCGCTGGCGCAAAAAGGTGCCTTCCTACATCGCCTGGAAGAAAGAGAACCTCCGCGCGATGCAGGAGCGCGATGCTGCGCGCGAGCGCCAAGCCTCAGAACGGCCGCTCGACGCCGGCCTCCGAGAGAACCGCGGTGATGGCGGGCGTTGACAGCACCGCCGCCAATAGCTCGGCATCGCCGCCGCCCAGGCGCTTGCGCAGTTCCTTCCCCGACATGCGCAGATGCGCCGCCTTGTTGTCGATCGCCTGGTTGAAGTGATCGGCGTAGGATTTGCTCTCGCCGGGGATCGCCTCGCCCCGGAACTTCGTGCCGTAGAGCTGGCCGGTGCGCTGGATGGTGTCGCGGATGCCGGTCCAGACGTCGGCCGAGAAATCCCGCGGATCGAGCCCACGCTCGTCGGCCACGCCGCTGATCACATCCTTGGTGACCAGGTAGCCCTTGGGATAGATGCGGCCTTCCTCGCCGGTGGCGTAGATGCCGCGCTCGGGCGCCTCGGTCAGGCGCACCTGGTGGCGATCGAGCGGCACTGCGCGCGGATCGCCGGTGAGCGCCATGCCCTCTTCGCGCACTTTGAGCAGGCCGGAGGCTTCGCTGAGCCGCTGCAGGTCTTGTGGCGTCCTGGCGCCGGAGGCGATCAGCAGGTTGTTGGCGCGCGATGCTTCCATGGGCATCTGGCCGCCGGGCCCGGCCATGCCGCCCATGGCGGTTTCGGGGATGCGGAACTCGGGCTGCAGCACCGGCTCGCCGCGGATGGCGCGGCGCATGTATTCGCTCATCGCCTGGATGTTGGGATAGGGCGCCGAGTTCGGCGCCGTGGCGGCGGTCAGGCCGGCGAAGCGCGGCACATTGGCTTCGCCGTAGACATCGGTGAACGGCTCGTTCGACCACCATTGCCGGGTGGGGAACTGGCTCAGATAGTCCTTGCCGACGCGCTCCATGCCGAGCAGGCGGTCGACGAATTCCGGGCTGCGCACGAACTCTTCCCAATTGCCGATCGGGAAGCTCTTGCCGGCGCCGACGTCGTAGCCGGAAATCTGCTCGCGCTTCTCGCCGAACTTGGTTGCCTGGCGCAGCTGGCCGGGCTCGAAGCGGCGCGAGACATCGAGGTAGATCTTGCCGGTCTCTGGATCGCGCCAGGTGCCGAAGTATTTGGCGGCGTTGTCGAGCGAGACACGGTTGCGCTCGGCGAACTCGATGACCTGCTGCTCTTTGAGCGGCCCGGCTTCGACGACGGTGGCTTCGCCGCTGCGCGGTCGCGCACCTGGCGGCGGGTTGCGCAGGACGCTGACCATGAGGCCGGTGGTGGGGATGTCGCCGGTCGGCACGTTGACGCTGTAGCCGCCGGTCTCCCTGGTGGCGCGTTGGATGGCGCGCGGCGTGGTGGTGGGAAATTGTCCGAGCCCGAACAGGCTCTTGAATTTTGCAGCTGCCTCGGTCGGGTCCATGGCCATGCCGACGCCCCAGGCGGCGGCCTTGGCCCAAGGCGGGATCGGCAGCATGGAGGCGTAGCCGGCGACGCCGGAGGGGCTACGGGGATCGATGGCTTCGCCGAGCATGCGCATGGCCGGGACATCGCGGCCCGGCTCGCTGGTGAGGCTTCGCCGGATCGGCGGCACGCGGCTGCGGCCGCGGAAGGCGGCGGCGGCCGCCTGGGTCGCTTCCTCCACCATGCGGCGGTAGTCCGTCTCGGGCATCTATCGGCGTCCGATGGGCAGCTTGCGGAAGGGGAGCCACGGCTGGTGCTCGATGGGCGGCAGCGGGATTTGCTGTTGCGCCGGCACGTCCATGGTGGCCCATGGCGGGGAGAGGTTGTTGTTGATGCGCGCCTGGACGTTTCGCGCCTCCGCCTCGCCGGCGAGGCGGCGGTAGGCGTTATAGAGCGCGTCGCGCCCGGCTGGCATCCTTTCGAGCAGGGCGAGGGAGGCCCCCGGCATGCCCAGCTCGCGGGCGGCGGCCTCCACGACCGCCGGATTAGTCGTGCTGCCGCCTGGCGCAAAACCCTCGATCGACTGGATCATGTGCTGCAGCTCGTGCAGCATGGTCGAGCGCGTCTCCATGGGATCGCGCGCCAGGTCGCTGGAAAGCCCGATGACCGAGCCGCGGGGGGTCGGGGTTTCGAAGATGCCACCGCGGACGCCGGGCAGCACCTCGGCGGGGAAGCCGAAGAAGCCGGCTTCGCGCAGCTCCGGGTAAGCCATGTAGAGCCGCGGGTGCGACAGGCGCTCGCTCAGCATGGTGCTGGCCAGCTCTTCCGGCGGCTTGCGGATGTCGAACCTTTGCGGCGGCGGGAAGTCGCTCGGGCGCGTGCGCAGGATCGACTGGGCGTCGGGGATTTCGAAGCGCCACTTGTCGTCGGTGCCGCGGAACCAGCCGGTGCCGCGGTAGATGGCGCTCGGGTCGAGGCCGCGCCGTTCCATGACGTGTGCCTCGGCCAGGGCCTTCTTGTTGGCGGTGCGGGCGAGGCGGCCGGCGAAGAGGGCTTCGGCTTCGTCCGGTGCCGCGGCGGTGCCGGCGCCGGCGAGGCCGGCGGCGCCGAGCGCGCGTTTGACCATCTTGCCGTAGTTGGGCATCTCAGGGTCTCGTGCCCAGGCGCTCGGGCATGAAGAAGACTTCCGGCGGCAGAGGTTGGTTCTGCTGCATCTGGCGCAGCATCGGTTGCACGTCGCGCGCGGCTTGCTCCTGCTCGGCGCGCATTTTGCGGAAGCGCAGCAGGCGGTCCTTGGGGAAGAAGAAATCGCCGGTGGTGTGCCGCGCCAGCGCATTGATCAGGGTGAGCGGATCGTAGCGCTGCAGGAAGTCGCCGATCGGCTTCGCCGCCCGGTTGGCCTGGTCCACCATGGCGCGATAGTCGAGCGGGTCGGGCATGTCAGAAATAGTCCGGCGTCTGCGGCTCGTAGGTTTCCTTGCCGCGCACGAGCTTGCGCAGGATGGCTTCGGAGCCCTGCTTGATTGAGGGATCGAAGGGGGCTCCGAAGTCGGGCCCTACCAGGTTGGCGAGGAGCGTGGCCAGGTAGGGGCACCAGGAGGCCGGGATGGCTTCCTCGTCGCCGATGGCGAGGATATCGTCCTCGGCGAGCTGGTCGAAGAGTGCCGGCACCATGGTATCGATGGTGTCGAGGTCTTCGGCCGAGAGCGTCTGCCCGGCGCCGAGGGCGCCGAGCTTGACTGCGGCCATATCGACCAGCTCGCGTCGGGTGTAGTCGGCCATGGGTTATGGTTTCTCTCTCACTTTGGCTCGAACAGCCAGTTGTCGTTGCCCTGGCAATCGCGCGCCATGCCTTCGACGGTGTGCGGCGCGAGCTGCGCCAGCGACACCGGCTGATCCTTTGGGAAGTCGATCGTGCCCCAGCGCTTGACTGGTTGCTCGCCCTTCCAGGTCAGGCGCGGGCGCTCGGCCTCTTGCGGCTCGGCCTTTGGTTGCGCGATCTGCTTCTCGTCGCCGTTGCCGTTGTCGTCGTCGTCATCATTCTGCTTGCTGCGTTTTGCCACCTTGGCCTCCTGCTTGCGGGTTGCCGGCATTCTTTTTCTGCGTGTTGCCATAACGGCCTCCTTGGGTACGGCATGACAACGCGCAGGTGGGGGAGGCAGGCTTTGCCTCCCCCGACCCCCGGACTTGATCCGGGGGTCTTCTTTACGATGGCGGGTTCTTGGTGGTGTAGGGGATGATCACCTCGGCGGCGCCGGTGGTGTTGCCGGCGCCGGTAACGGTGGCGGTCACCGTTGTCTCGCCGTTGCGCGGCAGCGAGGTTGCTGCCGCCAGTTCGTCGAGTGCCAGCACGCCGGTGGCGGTGAGCACGATCGCCGATCCGTAGGCCTTGGGATCGGCGACGCCGAGGCTGTCGGCGGCGTAGCCGATGTCGAGGTTCGGCGTGGTGCCGTTGAACAGCGTGCTGATGGAGAGCACGCTGCCGGGGATGATCTGCGCGTTTGCCGGCAGCACGCCGATGGTTTGCGCGGTGCCTGGGATGCCGGGCAAGATTGCCTTGCGCAGGTATTGCACGCCCTGATAGCCCGCATCGCGGGCAGGGACCGATCTATTGAGCGAGGTAACCATGATCTCTTTCTCCTCTCCTTTCCTGCTGATGCTTTGCGGGTTTAGTCGGCCGGGCTGGCGTAGAAGCCGGTGACCATGCCCCACTGCTTGAGCGCGGTGCCGGTCATCGGGTGCTTCTTCCAGATCTTGGAGATGCCGTAGGCCATGTCGATGCCGGTGCCGCGAATGAACTGGTAGTCGTTCTCGGCGCGTTCGGTTGGCCTCGCCATCTGGCCCCAGCAGATCGTTGCGGCTTGCTGGCCGCAGAGGAAAACCGGTTCCACGCGGCCGGACGAGGCGCCGGCGGTAAGGAGCGAGGTCCAGATCGAGGTAACGAAGGAGCTGATCTCCGGCACCTGACGCGCGATCACGCCGTCGTAGAGCTGGTCGCCATCCTGGAACAGCGGGTTATCGGGTGCTCCGTTGGGGCCGCCGGTTTCGCGCGGGCGTGCGTGCAGGTTGACTGCGGTGCCGCCGAGCGAATTGAGATCGCTCTTGAGGTCGCGGAACGGGTTGGTGCCCATGAAGGCGACGAAGTACTCGTAGCCGTTCCTCGTCTTGAACGGCCGGATTTTCGGGTCGGCGTTCATGGCGACGCGCTTGAGCAGCGAAAGGTTCGCCGCCGTCATCTTGTCGGCGGTGGTATCGAGGGTAGCGAGCGCTGTTGCGTGCACGCCGGAGACACCGTTGGCGACCGAGGCGCCGTAGAGCACGCGGTCGCTGTTGTCGGTCAGCCAGGTGTTGTGCTGGGCGGCCGATGCCAGGTCGTACTGGATGCCGTGGACGCGACCGTCGGTGGGCAGGGTCTCGCTCGGCAGCGCCATGAAGCCGGCGATGAACTCGTCGCGCTGCAGCTCCTTGCCCCAGTCACTCAACAAAGGCTTGGCCTCGCCGAATATGTCGGCGCTGTCCTTCTGGATTTCAGCCTTGTTGGTGACGATGGCGTGGCGAGCCCAATCCACACGAATGCGCTGGCCGTAGTTGTCGATCTTCTCCTCGTTGCCGACCAGGGTGCCGGTGGTGACGCCGGTGCCGCGCAGGCGGGCGACGATCGGCAGGTTGATGATCTCGCCGCCGGATTTGAGTTCGTTGCGAACCCGGATGATGGCGGTCAGCTCTTCGCCCATGTACGGGCTGAACATGTTCTCGCGGCAGAATTCGCGATTGATGTCCTGGGTGTATTTTACGAGCTTGTTGTTGTCCTGGATTGTGGTGAGGGCCATGGCCCTTGCTCCTTAATCAGCGTCGACCTTGCCGGAAGGCGTAGTCGAACATTGCTGCACTGCTCATGTCGCCGCTGCCGGGCACGTTGGGTGCCGAGGAGGCGATGCGATTGAGCGACGGCGGTAGCTGGACGTTGGGAGCACCATTGGGACCGCTGGCGGGAGCTGACCCGCGCATTCGTTCGAGCAACGATCCGGCGAACTTCTGGTCCTTGAGCCGCTCTTCGAGCTGCTTGTCGAACCAGGCGTTGGGATCGTTGCCGACTTGGGCGAGGGTTTGCTCGCGCTGGAACCAGTTGATCATCGAGACGCCGGGATCGGGTGATCCCATGACCGCCTGCACCACCGATGGATCGCCGCGTTCGGCGCGGCCGATCATCTCGACGTAGGCACGCTCGAACAGTTCCCCGTGCTCGCGGTGCGCCATGCGGAAGGAGAAGTTGGCTTCCAGGTTGCGCATCGATTGCTGGTGTTGCTGGGTGAGGTGCTGGTGGTAGGCTTGCGGGTCGGCGATGATGTCGGGGATTTGCGGAGGTTCGGCCTTTGCCTGCGCCTGCCGGATTTGCTCCTGCAGGTGAGCGAACTGGCGTTGCTGATCGATCAGCGCCTGCTCGAGGAGGCGTGAGCGCTGCTCGATGGCGTCGCGTTGCTCGCGCAGCTCGCGGTGCCGCCAGGAAGGCACGGGGCCTCCTTCGGGCTCTGCGGGCTGTGGCTGGGCTTGCGCGTCGGGCGGCTGCGATGTCGCTGCAGCTGGCGCTTGTGGTGCCTGATCGCGCGGCAGGAAGCGACCGTCGGGTCCACGCGGCGGCGTGTCGTCGGTTGGGGCTTGCTGCGGTGCCTCCGTTGGTGCGGGCTGCTCCGTTTGTGGTCCCCGGACTTGATCCGGGGATGGCGTTTCGGCCATGGCGTGGCGGAACAGCTCGGCATCGCTCGGCATCTGGTTCGTGTCAGTCATGGTGCTCTCGTCCTGGACCGGTTTCGCTGGTTCCATGCGTGCGCGATCGTCTCGCCGATCGCCGGCGCTTTGCACGAAGACGCGCGTGAACGCGCTTTCGTCTCGCCTGTTTCGTCGGCGAGCTACGAAATCGGAATTTGCGGAAGTGTCAGCCGCGGATCGGCGGTCCGAATTCGGCCCAGCCGAGCAGCAGGAAGAGGATGAACAGGAGGATGTGGGAGCCGAGCGGCCCGAGGTTCGGCGGCTGTCCTGGGGTGTAGTTCCAGTACAGGCCGAAGATGAACCAGAGCAGCATCAGGATCCAGAAGATGAGACCGAGGGTCATGGCGATGCTCCTGTTTTCACCCTATGAGTGAAAGTGTAAAATTCAGCCGGCGTAGTTGCGCGCGGTGCTGACCATCTTTCCGTAGTCGGTTGCGGTGGAGCTTTTCTTTTTTTCCGGCAGCTTGCCGCCGCGATCGCTCTGCGAAAATTCCTTGCCGACTTTCTGCGGGATGCCGAGGGTGGATTTGCCGGCGGCGGCGGCGTGCATGGCGCGGCGTTGGCGTTCACTGACGGGCGGCATTCTGGTTTTTTCCTTGGCGCTAAGACGCGCGTGAACGCGCTTGTTGTTGTCGTGCGCTGTCGGCTTCGTACTTGCGCAGCGCCAGGTCGGCGACGTCGTAGCGGCGCGTGTGCGCGGCCTCCATGGCTTTCTGCACGTAGTCGATGGGCTGCAGGCGTGCGAACTGGGCTTCGGCGACCGACTGCGAGCGCTTGTGCTCGGCATCGGCGCGGGTCTTGTCGATGTCGGCGAGGGCTTTTTCGATCTGCACGATGGGCGGCACCTGGAATTCTGTCGGCTGCGGCATGGCTGGTGCGTCGGGCATGCCGGCCTCTTGCGCTTTCGCGATGTTGAGGATCTGCGCGGCCTGCTGCTGCAGTGGGTCGGGCTGCTGTGATTGCATCTGCGCCTGGCGGAAGGAGCGCTTGTGCTTGGCGGAGAGGGGCGAGGTTTCGACCAGCATGGTGACGACGGCTTGCACTTCTGCCGGCTTGAGCATGGGGGCGATCGCGGGGATGATTTGCGCCATGGTCTCGTACATGTCGGCCATCATGGTGACGCTGTCGGGGCCTTCATCGAGGACGATATCGACGTCGAGCTGCCCGATGACGTTGACCATCTGCGGCATGCCCATAGGGCCCTGCTGCAGGGCATTGAGCTGGACGAATTGCATGATGCCGTCGTCGTCGGTGACGCGGATCCAGCGTTCGTTGGTCCAGTATTTCTTGATGGCGTTGAAGACCGCTTCGTAGACGCGCAGCTTCCAATTGCGATATTCGATGGTGTAGGGTCCGAGTTCGGCGATGCCGGCCTTTTGCATCAGCGCGATGGCGCGACCGCTGCGGTTGGCGATGCCTTGGTCGCCCATGAGTGCCGGGTTGGGGCCGAAGTTTTCGATCTCGGTCTTGGCGTCTTCGAGGAAGCGCAGCTGGCCCATGACGTCTTGTTGCTTCTTGGCGTCGTCGAATTCGGCTTCGTAGCCTTTGTTGCGCTCGACGACGCCATCGGGGCGGACTGCTTCGGCCCTGGCCCGCTCGATGTCGTCGAAGGCGCCTTTCTCGGCGATGATGCGGCGCGTGTTCAGCTCGTGCAGGCCTTTGGAGCGTCGCTGATTGATCTCGTCCTGCGCCGATTTCAGGTTGCGCGGGAAGCCGTAGCGATCGTAGTCGTGATCGACGGCGGCGGAGAACATGAGGAAGCTGCAGATCGGCTTGCCGTGGCGATCGGTGAAGTAGCTTTTGCCGTCCATCAATTTGTGCGAGCCGGTGAACAGCGCCCAGCACCAGCCGCCTTTATGCTGGTAGCAGATGTAGACCAGGCGCACGGACTTGAGGTCGCCGCTTTCCATGAACCAGATGGCGTCGCCGTCGGCGTTGGTGGTGAGGTCGGCGCCGTCGCCGATGCTGTTGTCGAGTTCCTGCTCGTGGCCTGGCAGCATGTCCTTGGCGACGTCGACGTCGACCCATTTTCCCATGCCCTGGTAGCGGGCATCGGAGAAGTCGGCTTTCTTGCTTCGCGGGTCGTAGAAGAAGCCTTCGTTATCGACCGGATCGAGGACGATCTCGTAGCCGTTGGCGGTTTGCGTGAGCTGCAGCTCCATGCCGCCGAAGCCGTCGATGGCGCATTCGCTGGCGATGAAGGGGCATCGCTGCTTGAACTTGTTCTCGTCGAGGCAGGAGCGCAGTGCGGCGGTGGCGAGGTCGGCGCCTTGCTGGTGCTTGGGCGATGTGGGGTAGGCTTTCGGGTCGGCGCGCATGCCTTCGGCGTGGCCGACGATGCCGTCGATTTTCCTACCGATACGGTTGTAGGTGACGACTGGTTGCTTGCGGTCATTGTACGTCTTGATCTGCGCCGCCGACCAGTGGGCGCCGTGGCGGTAGCGTCGCGCCTCCTGCTGCTC